TTTAACTTAGAGCCAGGATTTAATCTTCTATAGGCTTTGACCCCAGCTTGTGTCATGCCTGCGCCCGACTTTGTCGAACGAAAATTTTTTTTATTTCTCGGTGGCATTGTGCCTTTGGAATATTCAACTCTCATCATTAGAAGTAAGTTATCCTCGTCATATCAACTATGCCACCAGTTGCTCTTTTAGTTCTTTTAGCAAATGTTGCTGCTCTACTAGGTGTAGGGCCTGTATTCGCTTTTGCTTGTTTTCTTCTTACGGCACCCGCACGCTGCCCTTTGGTCATCGCTCTTGCTTTTGCAATGGGCACGCATTTTGGATAATTTTTTCTTTTTTCTCCACCACTGCGCCCACACTTTGGGTACGAACCATCGGATCGCCTGTTTGCAATATCGACCCAATTCTCTTTTACCCATGCACGTAAACCTTTTTTAGCCATTACGAATTTTTTCCGTAAGCGTCCTTATTCATTCCTCTAATACAAACGCCACCGCCTTTGCCATACATACTACGCATCATTCCACCACCCATAGCTTTTTTACGGCTACCTTTTTTACCACCTGGTGTAATTTTTCCAGAGCATACTCCAGAAGCATACATGTTAGCATATGCAGACGGGTAAACTTTAAATTTACGTTTTGCTGCTGCTTTACCTTTTGGACAGAGTTTTGCCATTATTTTTTCTTCTTCATTTTAGCTTTTTTCTTTTTAGCCATTACAAACTTTTTTAATTGTGGCGGAATCTTCCCACCTTTTCTTGCTTCTACTCTTCCAAGATCTTTTGCACCTTTTCCGTCAGCAGCAAAGAAAGGAACTTTTTTTCCACCTTTCATTACCATTTTTAATTTAGCCATTATTTTTTTCCTCCGTTTCTAAATATTTGTGTTCCCTTTATACCATATATGCTCGCAACTACAAGGATCCACAGGTTTGTGAACCATGACGGCAACTGTGAGAACATCTCAAAAAACAATTTTACCTTATCCATCGCACTTGGGTCATCTGATATGACTGCGTAGGCAAGCACCAACACGGGCAAACTAAGAATTATCAAAACTGCCTCGTCTTTCCAATCTGATTGTCTAGCCTCTAACAGTTTTCCCTGATAAGCCTCCTCACCCTGAGCCATTTTCTGTGCATGCATTAGCTGGGCCTCTGACATAGCCATCTTTGTACGTTGTTTATTAGCGTATATCTTACTACCCGCAGACATCGCTAATTTAATAGCTGATAACCACATAATTAAAATAATTTAGCGTTTCTTTTTTTCTCTGGTAACATAGCTTTTTGGCCTCTAACCGCAAAAGTCTGTGTTTCTTGAGGATTTGTCATCTCAATCTCAACACCACCAGTTTTAAAACCGTCTTTGTTGATAAATTTTGAGTGATTTACCTCTACTTTACCACCATCTTTTTCTTTTTTCATTTTTTTCTCCGTTTTTTATTTTTACCAGCTTCAGAAAGTGCAATCGCTAGTGCTTGTTTTCTAGATTTTACCTTCTTATCTGACTTACCAATGTTCAACTTACCTTTTTTGAACTCCTTCATAACCTTTTTAATCTTTTTTTCGCCTTTTGTCATCTAAATCTTAGTTACTAGGTATTGTTTTAGTTAATATTGTCTTTTGAATAGAAGTATCTGCACGTAAATTAGCTAAATCTTCGTTCTGCTCACGTTTTTCTTCTTGGTTCATTTGATTTAATAAAGTTTTTAGTCGATCTAACTCTAATCTATCCTTATCTTCTTGACCTCTTCTAAAGTTTTCCATCTGTCTGATGTCTAATTCTCTAGATCTTAACTTCGCGATAGGATCATTATCAAATTGTGATGTAATTTTCTTCTCCTCTTTAGCAAAATCTTCCATGATCTCAGCTACAACTTTAGCTTTGTCAGCTTCAAACTTCTGCATTAGTGCAGGATCTTTTTGTAACATTTGTAATCTATCTGCATATTCTAATTCTGTTTGTTCTTGAGCCATCAAACTAATATGTTCTAAAATATTTTTATCTAATGCTGCCATAACCATAGGATTATTTCTTGCAATATTAGTTGACATAAAAGTTAAGTGTGCTGTCATGTGTGCTCTATGATCTTGACCACGCATTGCTTTGAAAGGTTTACCAGATAACGCATCAATGTGTTCTAACGCTGGATCTTTTGGCCCTTGTGGTGCAGGTCTTGGTAAAATACGATCTATATTTTTTACACCTAACGCTTCATACATTTGACGATACGCATTATATAAATTATGCATTTTAGGTTGCGAACTCGCTAACTGTAATTCTGTTTGTGCTAATGTAATTCTTTGTGTTTGTGAAAATATGTTTGGATCTGCAACAGGAAGTATATCTATGTTCTCGTTAAAATCTTGTATCTTAATAAACCTCGAACCACCGACCACGTCATACGGATAAGCAGCGGGTAAGTATGTTGCAAAACATTTACCTAATAACTCAAACTCTTGTTTTAGACCAACGTACATTCTTTTGTGGATCGCTGACATAACCCTCGAACCACGTTCCAATAATGCCATAGTTGTACCCACTGCACTTCTTTGATTACCATCACCAACTTGCATATCTGCGATACTCGCGAATCGTTGACCTGCTTGAACTACAACTCCCATTAGTTGAAGGAGCGTGGTTGATGGTTCCTTAAATGGTAAAGTCATAAACGCTTCTCTCAAGTTACCACCTGGTGCATCTACATCTCTAAACTCACCTGGTTGTATTGATTGTGCATCATCTCTGATTCTAATACCACGCATCTTAAATCCTGCGGGTAAGTTTGATAAAGTTCCAGCATCTAATAATTGTCTTAATGCTTGTGTTGCAGTTCTAGATAAACCACCAATCATGTGTATCAAACCAAAGCCATAGAATCCTAAACCTGGTAAAAATTTAAAATGTACAAAGTAAGATATTTTCTTTTTAAGATTATCGTTTGGTTGATAGTTTCTTCTAATAGATAAAACTTGTCTTGATGCTTCTTCTATAGTTACAATATATGGAAGTTTAATTCCTGTTAGTGTTCCATCATCTAATCTATCTTCAAAACCTTCTAAGTCTAAATTAACATGGCACTCAATCAAAGTATAAATATTTTCATTTACAGTTCTCTTTTCACCTGCAAGTTCTTTTTCTTTTTTGTCAACTTCTGATTCTTGATTGTAAGTATCTGGTAATTCTACATCTCTATAAAAACCTGCAACTTGTTGTTTACGTAAATCATTTTCAG